GCCCCAGAAACGTGTTGGCACACGCCCCCTCAGAACCGCCACGTTACAGGAAAGGTAGAAGACATAGCCAGCTCACGTCATCCTCTATCTAAATGGATTTCGTGATCCTGATATTGGCTGTACTATCAAGGAAGAACTGATACCAGGCTCTAGACTTCATATTATGACCCAAAGAGCCTGCTAACATCTTCCAACAGTCAAACCAGGGGTGGTGAGCGTACATTCTGCACATGCTATCTAAAATCTCACCATGAAGCTCCTCGCTCTTATAAGTAAAAGATGCGATGTGTTTCACGGTGTAGATTGGTTGCATGGCGCCCTCAAAATTAAAGCCCATAAACTCTAGCTTGCGATCGACACTCTTAACAATGCACCCTGCCTTCGCCAGCTCTTCAATATAACCGGCTGAGGTAGCTGCTTGAATAGTGTCATCACCGCAGGCTAATATAGGAGTCACGGGCTCACCCGAGCGCTTGCAAGCAAGCATATGCAGCATGATCTGGGCATGAGAATTGGTGGAGATAGTATTCACAATGCCTGACTTCATGAAGCCTGAGAACTCTTGCACGTAAACCTGACCACTCGGGAGAAGGCAACGGGAGTGTTCAAAGGCATCATCATACAGCTTCCTGGCTAGAGCAAACCACAAATGTCCTGCAGGCCGCTCAGCCTGGTTACAGAGGCGGTAGCGCAACTGCAGATCAGCATCAAACACCCACCCAGGGGCGTTCCAATCCCAACCAGACTTGTCTATGGCAACCTCTAAGCGTTTGACTCTGCAGTAGTTCTTGAACATCTTCCACTCACCATAAACAAATGAGACTCCAAATGCTGAAGGTGTGTGGAAGATCTTCTCTGCTTCCAAGTCATTCATAGGCGCAAAGAGCATGTGCCACAGAACTTGCATGGGCAATGCAGATGCTAATATCAGTCGCCACCTCCCCTCATCCGCCTTCTTCTTCCTGTGAACTTCATCCTTAACAAACACTCTGTAGTAATGATCAAACTCACCGGACAAAATAAGAAGGATATGTTGCCAAAGCCGCTCAACTTGGTCCGGGGCAAATTGACCCTCAAGGGTCACACCAAGCCACAGACCAATGGTGGCAGCCTCACGCAAATACGGATAACCTGGGGAAGCTTGCAAATCAAGACGCAGCAGGGTTCTCTCATAATGTTCGCGAGAGAGGAAGTCACTGGGTATATCCCACCGGACGGCAGCATAAGCTTCCTCCATCCGATGCAAAACCCAGGCCACTTCCTCTAATGAAGGCCGAACATAACTTTCGCGAGCCTGTGCTGCAGTTCTGGCCTGCAGAGCGAAAGAGTGAGAGACCGCGAGGGTTCCAGTGTCTGCTGGAACGTATCCATTATCTGCTTCTTTAAGGCAGTGTCCACCAAAGAACTTTTCAATCTGTCCTCGAACATTCGGATTTGGCTTGCTAATTCCTCTATGTACGGGGACTCCCGGGAGCTTGGGTCCAAGTGAAAACCCTGGGGCACTGTATCTGCCGAAGCGAGTACTTGTGCAGTCTCAGGGTTTGCTGACTCCCAATGATTGGGATCAATATCGGACCAAGTATGCCCAGTCTTAGACCGGAAATCTACCATGCCAGCATCATACTTGTACTTATCAAGCTTCTTCACCAAGCCCTCGGCTGCAGGGCCTGAGATAGCGTGATAGAAGCCATCATCACCACGCATGACTATGCTATCGGCTACTCTCTCATAGTCCATCTCCAAGAACCGGGTGCTCTTGTCGGCCATGACGCTATGAATCCAATTCTCTGAACTCTCGTCTCTGACCCCTTTAAGCACCTTCATCATGGCATAGACATACGACAGAGCAAAACCGCCGTTGAGTTTCCCGCCATTTGTGTGAACTCCATACACAGTCCTGGCGGAGGCATAGGCAGCCCCCGAATATCCGGTATTAGTGGTTGCTCCATATATCAACCTACCGAAAACGGGAGAAGTCTGGAGAGGTCCAGTTGTGCCCAAGCCATCAACGCCGACTACACTCACGACGCAACGCTGCCCAGGGCGGACAACGCCTATAGTAGGCGAGGCGAGTCCAGTGCTGGTCAGCTTAGAGGGACAGGGGAGCATGCTCAAATCTGCCGCTATCGGCTCGAGGCCATCCAACGATAGGGGGATGACCTCATCCCGAGAACTCATAGCAGCGAGCTCTCCAGCGCACAAATGTTGCGGAAAGACCAGGAAGGGACCAATGGGCAGATCTACGCGCACAGCGCATCCAGTCAACACCCAGTCACCATCCGAGTTCTTCAACAAAATTCGGCATTGTGAATTGGGAGCCAAGAGATTCACCTCTGGACTACCAGCCACTTTACTCTCCGGGACCACATCTCCTGTTATAGCGGCCCTGAAGAAACTGTCCCTCACTACGCGCGAGGGCCGTTTTCTATTTTTCCAGTACCGGTAAGCCAAGGCCCCTGCCCCCACGAGAGCACCAACCACAAGGTGCTTCTTGTAGGTGCCAACAGCAGCCAACCAAGACTTACCCACGTTCCCAATGGTCAGGGGGTTCTTACGAGTGGACAACTCCTCCTCTTCCAACACCTCCTTGATTGTCTTCAACAAGATCTTCTTAAAGACACCCATTGGGAACGTGATTGGCCGAAGCTTGCAGAGAACCAAACGCCTAAATCAGCTCTTCGCAAT